TTTCTTGCCGCCTTCGACACCCTGCCTTTGAACGTCGTAGCAAACACCGTGGCCGCGCCGATCATCACCTTGATCGCCGGATGCGTCCCTGCTTCAAGCACCGATGACAAGCGGGTAAGAACCGGCAAACCCGTGCCATGGCAGACGGCTTACAAAGAGCTTTATCGCACCGCCACCGGTTGGCTCGGCTGGACACCGGAAGCAGCCTGGAACGCCACTCCGACCGAAATCGATGAAGCCTTTACCGGTTACATCGCCAAGCTCAAAGCCATCCATGGTGGAGCCGACAACGACACCAGCAACCAGCAGCCTGCACCCTACACTGCCGATCAATTCAGTGAGATCGACGCACTAGGCTATGACCCCGATTTTGATCGGCAAGCTCTTAACTCCCTTCAATCCCAGATCAGGCGGAACCGCTAATGTCGCGCCCGCCGCGAATTTGTTCTTGTGGCGATATCGTGCCGCACGGAATGATCTGCCAATGCCAGCGCCAAGCCACACGCGAGCGCAACGCCCGGCATGACAGCCATCGGCCTTCAGCCCGCCAACGCGGCTATGATTCTCAATGGGACAAGGCCCGCGCGGATTATCTCATTGCGCACCCCCGCTGCCAGTTTTGTGGCGGCGTTGCCACAACAGTCGATCACATCATTGCGCATCGTGGCGATCGTGGCTTGTTCTGGAATCCCGCGAACTGGCAGCCGTTGTGCACGCCCTGCCACAACAGCGTGAAGCAGCGGATCGAAAACGCACGATTTACCATCCCGGATTGCGATTTGAATCACGTCTGGGAGTCGAACTGAAGTGGAAAAGATGGTCCCTATTGGTCTGACATGCTCTGTGGTCCCCTTGACCTCGCACAAAGCTAATCAACCGGTCACGTTTCATACATACAGGGCAAACGAAATGGATCGGCTGTTCTTCAGCCATGTCTTCTTTGAGGCGGTAAACGATATCGCCTTTAGGCGTCTCAAAAAGCTCGTATCTCTCCCGCTCTCTATCGAATTCATCTTGCCGTTTCAATTCTTGGCTGAGCGATTTGAGCGCGCTGCTCAATTCAACGTTCATCATGTTCGCTGCGGTAAGTTCCCCCGCAAGGGTATTGAGCAAAGCATTTGCCTTTGCCGAATCCGCCGGCTTGTCGCCGGAGAACAACCCCTTAATAGCTTCAGCAGTGGAAACCGCTTTGCCGGTCGCAGTAAGGGCCGTCGAAGCGAGGCCGAGCACGCCTTCAATCTGCGAATAGTCCATGTGGCTTACTCCTTCGACGCTTTTCGTGAGTTCAGAGATTACCCCGCCAAACTCACGCTCGGCAAGCGGGAGCCCGGGGCGCATCACAACTTTTTCACATTCCACGGGACCGGCGTGGGGAGCACCGCGCAAGAGACGCCCGAAATAACTTTTTCTGAAAAGGCCAAAACATCATGAGTGTCGTCACCCTTGCGCTCGCCAAGGCGCACATGAACATCGACGGAATCGCCGATGACGAATTGATCCAACTCTACATCGACGCGGCTGAAACATGGCTCGGCAACACCATCGGCAAACCGCTCGCCTCGTTTGAAGTCGTGCCCGATGACTTGAAGCTAGCGGCGCTGAAGCTAGCCGCTTTCTACTATGAACAGCGTGAAGCCGTGACCTTTGGTGTCGCCATGCAGATTGCACCCTATGGCGTGATCAGCACCGTCAATTCCTATCGCGAGAACTGGTTTGGCGGCGAAGATGGCGAATAAAGACAATGGCCTTGCGTCAACGATGGCAGCTTTCGAGCGTGCGCGGACAACGCCACGGGCCGCGATCCTACCGGCGCTTCTCAATTCCGGAGAAGAACTCGCACAAGCCCAAAGGGCTCTCGCTGAAACGTCGCGGGATACAGGGGCATTGATCGACAGCATTGAAACCACACTACCAGGCCAATCGACACCGCCCTACTCGCAGCCCGGTGGTTCGCGGGTAGCCGGTGAAACTGAAGTGCTCGTAACCGCTGGCAATGCAGCCGTTCGATATCCCCATTTTGTCGAGTTCGGCACCGCGAACGCCGAAGCACAACCGTTCTTTTGGCCTGCTTTCCGGCTGCTTCGGAAGCGCCTCCAAAACCGCATCAACCGCGCCGCAAAGAAGGCAGTTAAAGACGCCTGGAATAACAATGATTGAACCAACCCTTGCCCTTCAGACTGCCATCCGTTCGGCGCTTATTGCCTCGTCAAGCGTCATCGCATTCGTTCCCAAAGATCAAATCCGCAGCGGCAGCACACGCCCGGACAAACTTCCGACGATCATCATGAGCGGTGGCCAGACCGAATTCCTTGGCTATGCGGCAGGCTCGCAATACATCGCTCGAGTCTTTCTAGACCTCCATATTTGGGCTTTGGATGATGGCGCGGACACCGCACAAGGAATCGGCTTTGCAGTTTGCACCGCATTGCAAACCGCACCGAACGCGATCGGCTTCAGCTTCGATGATTTCAGCCGGCCCGTAGTGAGATGGATGCGCGACCCCGACCCTGCCCTTTCCTACGCCCATGGCGTTATCACGCTCGAAGCCGTCATTCGGTGGAACGTCTAATGCGCGCGGGAAAGCTTGATCGCACCATCATGATCGAACGGCTGACAGAGACCGTCTCCGCTACCGGCGCGGTTTCATCCGCCTGGACAAACGTCGCCACGATTCGCGCCGAAGCAGTGCAACAGACAACGACTGAATTCCTCACCGGCTTCGGTGAAACCGAAAACGGCACCATTGTTTTCCGCGTCCGCTATCTCGCCGGCATCACTACCGCCGATCGCGTGACCTATGCCGGGCAGATTTACGATCTGAAGGAAGTCACCGAAATCGGCCGCAAGCGTGGTCTTGAGCTTCGCGGTAGCAACATCATGACCCACCTTCGCGGCCTGAAGCCTGCCCTATCCCCTGACCGTGAAGCACTCACCAAGGCACCGCCGGCGCCGAAGTGGATGACGGCTGAAGCACGGGCCGAATGGAAACGGATCATGCCGCGCCTTATCGCGGATCGGATCATCACCAAGGCAGACCTGACCGGCGTCGAGAACTATTGCGTGGCAACAGGCCGCGTCCGCGAGATCGAGCGCCTGTTTTCTGCCGGTGGTTTGGACAAGACGCTATTCGGAATGCAAAACCGCGCCATGCAGACCGCGAGGCAGCTTGCCGCCGAATATGGCCTGTCACCGGTTTCACGCGCTCGTGTCGGATCGGCTAGCACCAACGACGATGACGACGACAACCCGCTCACGGTGACGTGATGGCGAGCACCTATCCCGCGTGGATTTTCGATGGCAGTCCGATAGACGACCCCTTTGGCTATGGCGAGCGGGCCGTCCGGTTTCTTCGGCTACTCAAGCACCCGGCAAGCACCGCACCGAAATCCGCTTTCCAACTGTTCGACTGGCAAGAGCGCATCATCCGCCGAATTTACGGGCCGCGCCATCCGGACGGCAGACGCATAGTCGAAACCGTGTTTTGGATGATCCCGCGTGGCAACCGAAAGACAAGCCTGGCAGCGGCGCTGGCACTGCTTCACACCATCGGCCCGGAACGGGTTCCGGCCGGGCAGGTAATTTTTGCTGCTTCCGACCGTGAGCAAGCCGGACTTGGCTTCAAGGAAGCGGCGAACATTATCCGCATGGACAAGCGCCTGGTCGCGGCGACAAAGATCTATGACGCACACAACTCGGCAAAGAAGATCGCTTTCAAAGCTGAAGGCGTCGAGCTTCAGGCGATTTCCAGCGACGGCGCGGCTCAACACGGCAAGACACCCTCCTTCGTCCTGGTCGATGAAATCCACGTTTGGAAGGGCCGCGATCTTTGGGAGGCGCTGAAGTCCGGCATGGTGAAGACCAGCGGCACCCTCATGGTGATCGCCACGACTGCCGGGCGCGGTTCTGAGAACATCGGGTTTGATCAGTATGACTACGCCCGCCGCGTGGCTTTGGGGGAAATCGAGAACCCGGCATACCTGCCTATTATCTTTGAAGCGGCCAATGACAACGATTGGCAAGATGAAGACCTATGGCACCGCGTCAATCCCGGCCTGAAGCACGGCTTCCCGAATCTCAACGCACTTCGAACTGCAGCCAAGGAAGCAGAACACCGCCCGGCGGATCGCTTCGCATTCAAGCAGTTTAATCTCAATGTTTGGATGGCGCATTCCCGCGATCCGATTTTCGACATGGCTGTATTCGACAGCGGCAAAATGGAGATCGACCTTGCAGACCTGGAAGAACTCCCCTGCTTCATCGGCGTCGATATGTCGGTGAATGGCGATCTGACTGCCGTTGTCGCAGCATGGCGGCACGATGATGGCCGGATCACAGTCCATCCCTGGTTCTTCGTGCCAAGTGAAGATCTGAGAGGACGGGCAGAACGCGACGGCGTCCCTTATGAGCAATGGCTTGAAGATGGCCTTATCAACGTGATCGAAGGGCCGGTGATCGAACCGACCGAAGTCGAGAAACACATTCGGGAACTTTGCGCCCGCTTTGATGTCCGGGAAATCGCATTTGATCCGCACCTAGCTCGCATGACCATGCAGCGCCTTCACGATGACGGCTTGCCGGCAATAGAGATGCGCCAAGGCCCGCTCACAATGGGGCCGGCGATCGGCATACTTGAGCGCATCGTGAATGGCCGGGCGCTTCGCCACAATGGGCACGCGATCCTTCGGCATCACTTCGACAGCGTCGTTGCGTCCCGAAACGACACCGGCCTGGTGCGGATGCACAAAGCCAAGAAAACCGATCGGATCGATGGCGCGGTCGCCGCGGTCATGGCGGTTTCGCGAGCCGCGGCAAATGATAACCGCCGCTCAATCCTCGACATGGATCCCGACGAATTCAATAGGCTGATTGCCGACGCAGCATAGGAAAGACAAATGGACGACACACAGCGCCTGGTCGTGAGCCTTGAGGCCCGCCTGAACAAATATGAAAAGGATATGGCCCGCGCCGGGAAAGCGACCAACGACAACTTCCAAAAGATGGAGCGCCGTTCAACTCGTTTTTCCCAGAACATGGTGAAGTCTACCGGCAGGGTAAACACCGCCCTGGCATCGACTGCCGCAAAAGTAGGCTCTCTTTCCAAGCTTTCCGGATTCAACGTATTTACAGCCGGGGCAGTTGCAGCCCTGGCACCGGTGCTTTCCATCTCCGCAGCGTTGATGAAAGCGCGGGATGCCGTCACTGACTTCGACAAGATCGCCAAGAATGCAAAGGCCACCGGGCTCGACTCCGATTTCTATCAAGGGCTGATCCACGGCGCGGACCTTGCCGGCGTGGGCGTCGAAGAACTCAATGTCGGCATGATCGCGTTCATACGCAACAGCGGCCTTGCAGCGGTCGGCCAGGGGGAACTGGCGGGCAAGCTGAAGGAACTGAACCCGGAATTGCTGAAGCAGCTCCAGAACGCCAAAACCCAAGAGGAACGGTTCCGCCTGGTCGCAGACGCAGTGAAATCAGCCACCACTGAAACACAGAAGGCGGCGATCGCATCGGCAGCCTTCGGGCGCAACGGCGCGCGCATGGTCGAACTTCTGAAGAACGGGGCTGACGGACTCGACGCGATGGCAACGGAGGCCAGACACCTGGGGCTTGTGATTGACCGCGACGTGCTGGCCAAGTCCGAAGAAATGAATGATCAACTGAGCATCGCCACGCGCATCATGGATGCTGAATTCAAGAAGGCGCTTGTAGACCTTGCGCCGGTTCTCGTTTCCACAGCGCGCCTTGCCGCCGATGTCGCAGGTGCCATTCGCCAGATCGTTGACGCGATGAAGGGGCTTGAATCCAAATCGAAGGCCGGGCTTCTCGAAACGCTTGCTGAGAAGGAAGCCAATCTCAAGAAAGCCGAAACCTCAACGGTTGCCGGTTTCATCCTTCGCGGTGCGGATGGTGAAGGTCTCGACCGGTTGAAAGGTGAGATCGCCGGCATCAAGGCCGAACTCAAAAGCCGCGCTATTGACGAGCTTCGTGGCGGTCTCAATCGACAGACTGCCGAACTGCAGCGCAAACCGGATGACATCCCAGACGAAGGCAATGGCCGATCGACAAGCCGCAACAGGGCTGCAGAATCCGCTTTGCGCGAAGCCGCTGCCGTTAAGGATCTGATCGCAGACCTTCAGGCCGAACGCAATGAAATCGGCATGAGCGATGTCGAGCGAGATAGAAGCCGGGCACTTCGCCGGGCCGGCACAGCAGCGACCGAAGAACAGCGGCAAGAGATCGGTCGATTGATCGGTGCCATAAATGTCGAGAAGGAAGCCCAACAGCAAGCCGCCGACACGGCGACATTCTTCAAGGACAGCGCCTTCCAGGCATTCTCCGATCTAATCCCGACGATTGAGACGGGCAACACGGCACTTGACGGCTTTATCAACCGGCTGATTGAAGCCGTCGCACAAGCCGCGCTTCTAGGCGAAGGGCCGCTTGCTGGCATGTTCGGCGGCACTGGCGCTGGTATCCTAGGCGCGATCTTCGGATTCGCTGACGGCGGCTATACAGGCGATGGCGGCAGGGACCAACCGGCAGGCATCGTGCACCGTGGCGAATTCGTCATGAGCAAACGCGCAACCCAAAACATCGGCATCGAACGGCTCAATGCGCTTCACGGAAGTGCTTTGCGTGGCTTTGCGACCGGGGGATATGTCGGCGCGGCACCGTCAATCTTGAAGCCGGATTTCCAGCCCGCGAACCAAAATGTCGCACAGACGATTTCAATCAACGCGCCGATCACGATTGAAGGCTCTGCCGGCACACCTGATCAGAATGATGATCTAGCCAAGAAAATGTCACGTCAACTTGAGGGCACAATGCGCGGCGTAGTGGTCGATGAGCTTGCCCGCCAAATGCGTCCCGGAAACCTCTTAGATCGCAGGCGGAGAAGCTGAAGATAAGCCCTGCGCATTAGTGAGAACGCCAAAACGGCAGACCTGTGAATTTCCGCCATACAGACTCACTGGCGAGCAGTAGCGCCCGATAAGCCGGAGGCATAGCTCTCTGGATGCCCTTGCTCAACCTTGGGTGCTCTCTGTCGATTTTAGAAGTGCTCGGAATCGCTACCGCGCTGCCAAACAGATTGCGTGCGCTAGACGACCCCAAACCGGTCGATGTCCCCCTAAATTTCCGTTATATAGTTTATTTACATATTTTCTATTTTTCTAATAATCATATAAGTTGGGAAAAAAGGGGGGACAGCCTTCGGCGCTGCGCGCCTCGCCTGCCCGCCCATTTTTTCCCAAACCTTCGAAAATCCTGTCCCGGAACGGTTTGCCCCTTCCCGGAAGGTTGAGCTTTTCGCTGGATTCACATGATACTTCCGGAGAGAGGTTTCCCTTCCGGAGCGGTTCCAATCCCTACCCGGAACTTTGAACGTACCTGCCGAATTCCGTTGAGATCTCCGGAAAGGAAAACTCCCTCCGGTGACAATCGCCACAATTTGCTCTTAATTTATGCTATAATTGCGGATATTGAAAAATCTAGGACATTCCGAAATGACTCTCCAAACCGTCGCCCTCCCCCGTGAACGATTCGCTCAACTGAAGCTTCTCGCGCAAAAGGAAAAAACCTCCCTTTCAGACACGATCGCACATCTGCTTGATGGTGCTATCGCTACCAACCGCCTACCCGATGCACTTCCGGGATGGGCAATCCAACGCATCGGCGACAACGTGCTGCTGACACACGAGGAGTCCGGTTTCGCCAAGCTTATGCCTGTCTCTAGTGCCGCCAGCATCGGCGAGACCCTGCATCACTTCGGCAGCCCCATGAAAGGGCGGAGCGGCCATCTTGATATCGACGTAATGATTGAAATCAGGCGGCGCGGTGCCGGCGTCATAATGCGCGACGCAAACTCGTTTGCCGAAATCACGATGGCGGGCAACGTAGCCGCTGACATCGGTAAGCGCCTTATCCGCGCAGCTGAGTAGTTCCCTTGTCGCTGCTGCATAAACACCTCGAAAAACTGCGTACGGTTATCCAAAGCCAACCTACGCGAACGGAGCAGCAGAAGAAGTGGACACAACGCCTCTTGGACACGGAGAGGCTTGTAGTGGATGCAATCGCGCTCCGGGAAAGCCTCTCCGGATCGCCCGACGATGAGCAGCTGAAGCGCAAGGTGATAATTCGAGAGGGGCAAGCGAAGCTGGCGTTAGCCCAGGTTTGGAAGGGCACGAAGACGCATCGTGAAAACTACGACGCTGCGCACGGTGCCACGCCTGAAGAGAAGCGCGCGGGATGGAACGCAGCATACAGACAGCGAATCCGGGATTCCGAGGGGCGCGAAGTGCGCCCCTACCAGAAACGCAAAGACATGACCGAAGACGAATTGCGGCAACGCGATGAACATCGACGTGAGAAGGCTAGACTGAAAAAACAAAAGCAGAGAGCAAAGAATAAACCTCCGAAAACTATCGATGCTAATGGCATCGGAGAAGACGGCTATTTTCATAATTATTATTGAATATGCCTACTCTTGAGAGGCACCTTGTTATTTGGTAATTATCTATTGAAATAAGCATGTATCTTTTGTATAATATTCTTGTTCATAGAAACTCCTTGTGAACAACCATCGGAATGGCCGGAAAGGTATCGCCTTTTCCGGCCTTTTCCTTGAGTTAAGTCAACATTGACTTACCTATCTATTTGTTTTATTCATTTTATTGTTGACACAAGCGTCCGCAGGATTCAGTTATAGCGCTCACCTCAACCAAGGAGAGAGCATCATGCACAAAGACACCTACCTTCCAGACGCAACCTACCAAAACCTCATCGCTGCCCTTTTGCGGCTCACGCCTTCAGCGCTGGAAACCGAATGCACAGACCGGCTCAAAATGGTTCTGGGCGAGACGGCCAGGATCTGGCCTGACAGCATTCGGAGCGAAGAACCTACCGGATCAAGCTTCTAAATGGTGCTTTCGAAAATCGCCGAAAATTACCGAGAAATTCCACTTGAGTTCCAACATAATTTCCGCGACTAAGAATCTGGCCGGCGACATAGCAACCATAATCCAGCCTGAGAAAACAGATAATCAGTCTGTTTTTGAAGGCAGGTTGTCGTGCAAAACCATGCTGCAAAATGATTGGAATTTTCTTCCGCAATAACGGCGCAAAGAGATTTCATCGCTTTAACTAAGCGAATCATGGCCCGGTTCACTAACCGGTCCAGTGGTCATTTCCGCAATGGAAAGTGACGGGCGAATAGCCCTTTGAAGACGGACCGGCCAAGCAACGTTTGTGAGGCACCGCTTGGCCGGACCGAACATTACAGACACCATAAGGATGGATATCAAAATGCCAGATAAATCTAACATCGAAGACGCCACGAAGGCAACTTCAGACGACTACACAAACGAAGACGGCGTTAACTTCATAGACGGCGATATCAAACCAACGGCACCACCGGAATTCATTGAGATGACGCACGAGGATGAAGCTATCATTCGAGGTGCTGCATAATGCCGATCACCCCTAACGAGATTCCCAGCATCAGCCCACGCGACGAAGTCATTTTCGAGATTCAGATGATTATCGATGCCGCGGCAAGTTCATCTGACAACATTGAACCTTACGAGCTTGCATCGCAGATCGTGGAAGCGATCGAAGCGAACGTTAACAGCGTCGATGGCGATGGAACCGTAATCTATCGCGTCTGA